CAAGACCTCAGGCAAAGATATTCTTCCCAAAGATTACAAGGTCTTCGAACGGAAGCCAGACTTGACTCCCTGTGCGGAGCCTGAAAAGATTTCTCGATTTCTGCAAACAGACAAACACAACCCCAGCTACCTTTACTGTGGCCTCACAAAGTCGAGGGTCCGAAATACGGAAGCGGACGCTCTAAAACACACGGATGGCGCCCTATACAAGAAGAAAATGTTCGAGCATTGGAAAGCGACCCTTGATATTTCTTCAATAAGAAACTCGTACTGCTTTAGAAAGGACTCGCGACTATCGCAGTTACTGAAGTCATTTTCTGAGCTCGAGTAGTTGTACAGTCCCGCAAAAGGAGGGGAGTACACGCTAAAGTCTACCGACTCGCTACCTAGCGTGGGTAGTACATACATACAGTCGCTATTGTATATGGCGTAGTTGTCTGTTATTACCTGGTCTTTTGTCATTGTATAAATCCGGGTTTGATTATTTGTTTATTAAAGTCCTTAGACACAACATCGTATTTAGAGTTTATCGACGAGTTTAACATAGTAAAAAGATTGTTAGCTTTTTCGGCCTTCGCCAAAAGTCCATCTAAAACTCTTTTTTGTCCGTCTGAGTAAACCAGGTCAACGGTAACGGCGTCTTTTTGCCCAAACCGCCAAAACCTGCGTATCGCCTGGTAGTACTGTTCATATGAAAACGTAGGAAAAAAAACAGTGTGGTTACAGTGTTGCCAGTTCAAGCCGAACGCGGTCATTTTCGGCTTTGTCACGAGTTTTTGTATATCCCCGCTAAAAAATGACAGTAGTATATCTTCTTTTTCATCCAGTCCCATAGATCCGCGTATTTCGTACACGTCTTTATCAAGGCTTGCAATTAGCTCTGACTCCTTGTTGTAGTTACACCAATAAACAGAGGTTTTGTGTGGCGATGAAACCTCTACCGCTTTTTCGCACCTTTTCTCTATTGTTAGTCGCTGTTCTTCCCTCACCTCTGTAAGTCTTTTTGCAACGATATTGAATAGCATTATTTGACCATCCAAAACCATATTAGCATCGTTCTTCACGGAGTGGTAGTTGGTTATCATCTCCGGAAGGACGTGGCGCGAATCATCGAAACCAAGATCGGATGGCTTTCTCATCGAAATAGACCACCCGCTAACCCACTTAAAAAAGTCCTTTTTTGCGTGTCCTTTAAGAATCCATTGCGTTCCGATATTCATCGGGCTTATCGTGTCCTCATTGTTAGTAAAGAACCGAGTTAGCATATCTGTGTACCCCATATACCCAAGAGCCTCTGAGCTTGTGCCTAGTTCAACAAAGTCATTAGGGCTAGGGGTTGCGGTAAATAGAAAGCGGTACTTTACCTTTCTGAGGAAGCTGGTAACGTATGTTTTAATAGCCCCCTTAAAGTTCTTAAGTATCGAGCTTTCATCTAAAATAACACAATCGAAGTCCTCGCTATTAAACTTGTCCAGCCTTTCGTAATTGCACACTACAATATCAGATGAGTACGACCCGTCCTTTGAGTACTCAATGCTACCTATTCCGAACCTTTCAGCCTCTTTTATAAACTGGAACGCAACCGCCAGGGGCGTGATTATTAGAACCGGCCTGTTTGTGCTTTTGTTGAAGTTCTTGGCAACCACTAGCTCTATAATGGTTTTGCCCAAACCCGTATCAAGAAACACGGCGCACCTTCCCTTTTTTATTGCATAGTCTGTTACGTATGATTGAAAGTCAAAAAGATATGCGGGCATAAACGAGGGTGTTATACCGTGATTTATTTCTGAGTGCCTCTTCGCCCTTATAAACTCATTGTATTCCATATTATCTATTTCCTATTATCCTGGATTAGTTGTTTCAAATATCTCTTCAAGACGCTACCGAGATCGTTCCCCGAATGTGTTGTGGTCGGCTTCTTATCGTGGTTGTAGAATACGTCAATCCGAGTGACCTTTTTTGGTGCCAGTTCTTCTTTGCTTTGGCTCATAATAACTATTCGGTTTGAATCTAATTGTTAAGATAATACGAATCTTTCGCTTCCATTACCTTTAGATAAGCCTTTTCCATTCGCTTCATTGCCAAATGCCTAGTTAATCTCGAATCCCTTGAAGTCTGACACATACTTTCGACCTTTTCAATGCCGTATATCACGCTAGACCAATGAACCGAGTCAATAAAGGACTTGGCTATTCTTTGTAGTGTCCAATCCGTATTCGTGCGAAGAAACTCGTAAATGACAAATCGGGCGTAACTCAACTCCTGCCTTCTCCCCTTTGTTAGAATCTCTTCCGGCGTTGCGTCATATATGTCGCAAATAGATTCGGCGAGTGCGTGGGCTAGTTTCTTGTCAAACCTCATAGATTCGACCCGTACTGCCTAGACTGCTGAAACGAACCGTCCCGTTTATAGGTGTCTAGTCTCGATTCAATGCAGTCGGTTTCCCAATGCTTGCGGAGTTGTTTCGCAGCGTACCAGACAAGCCAGCGTTTCGTTTTGTCCACGCCGGACTCTCTCGGCCCTGTGAGCTCCCACATATCAAGCGTCGAATTATACCGAATCGAATAGATTTCGGAGTCACCGACCGGGGCGGGCCGTAACGCTTTGGCGCATTTCGGACACGATCCCGCCAGGTTGCGTAGTTCGACCGTTACTTCATTGTCCCGTTGCTCACGAAACCGGCGCGAATGTTTGTTTTTAAGTGCCGGCGCGACCCATCCTTTTGGCCAGAACCAATCTTGAGTTACCATATCCATCCTCCAATAATATTAATAAGTGAAATCAGCCCGACTACCGCCAAGCCCATCGTAACGTAAACCAATAATCTGATCCCGTTGATGAAGATCCGATCAATAATATCGTCTTTGTTTTCCATTTTAAGCGTCCAATGTGATGAATTTGGGCGGGTTGTTTACGAGCCAATCCCGTTGAGCCGTTACCCATAACAGCTCTAGCGAAATCTGAATCAGCTCATCCACCTGTTCGGCGTTTCCGGTCGAGAGCAACGCTTCGACGATCTCCTTTTTACATTCTTTAATTGCTTCTTCCATTACTTTCCTCTGTATTTCGGTGGAGTCGCTTGGCAGGATATTTTCCCACATCGTTCGTCCCCCATTACACCGCCAACATCGGCGGTAGTCGCTCCGCATATTACGCAAGCCTTTTTACGTTTACTTGATCTGTTTCTTTCTTCTTCAATTTTCCACGAAGGGGTTTTATCACCAATCGTCTTGGTCGCTTTCGGCGCAACGTCTGACTCGTACTTTTCGATCATATTGATAACATTGGTCTTTTTATATCCCTCTGCCATCCAAGCCTGTACCGTAGCATCCCACATCTTCAAGTTCTTACATCGTTGCTTAATCTGGTCAACATGTGCGAGTGGTGGTGAATAGCCCGTATAGTGCTTGAACAACTCGACCGGATCGGCTCCCTCATATTGTCCGTTCATCGGTCTACCCATTTGAAGGTTTGGTTTCCGCTTCGGTCGTTCTACTGGTTCCGGCTCCGGCTCACCCGGTTCGCTACGCCTCGATTCGTCGTATTCCCTTCGCCTCACTTTCTTCCCCTTCGCTTCGTTCCATTCCTTTTCCACTCGTGGCGAATAGAACCGAACCGAATCACCATTCTTTTCTATGTTGCCCACTCCGAACTCAATCATTTCGTTTATGATCTCGTTCATCTCTCGGTCGGACTCGGCTCCAAGCAACCGCCTCAGACCTCGTACATTGCCCTCTAAAACCCCCGACCCGTCACCGGCTATCCACATTCGGTTCACGATTTTGAACCACGCTCCGAACGCGTTGAGTGATAACGCCGAAGCCTTATCGTCGAATAGCCAATGATCCGGGTAGGACTTGAAAAAAGGAAGGTTGGACTGCCTAGGCATCTTCGGTTGGTTTGAATACGAATCCAGGTCGAGCCTTTTCGACCAGGTTTGAAATATAATCCTCCATTTCCTTTGCGCGTTGGTCGATCTGAGAAATAACCGAATCTTCACGATTGATCCGTTTCGTATAGAGCTGGAGATCATCGGGAAAGCGCGGGTCAAAACTAATGAAGTCGCACCAATCGCGTTCATAGATCCACATA